GAATTCATGAAAGGTTACAAAGAGCAACACGCAGACAACAAAGAAGGTGCACCTAAAGTGCTATTCGTTATAGACAGTTTAGGCATGATGCTTACACCAACAGACGTGAATCAGTTTGAAGCAGGTGACATGAAAGGTGACTTGGGTAGAAAACCCAAGGCGTTGACAGCACTTGTAAGAAACTGTGTAAACATGTTCGGTAGTTGGAACGTAGGACTTATAGCAACCAACCATACATACGCATCACAAGATATGTTTGACCCAGATGACAAGATATCGGGCGGACAAGGATTTATCTATGCATCAAGTATTGTTGTTGCGATGAAAAAACTTAAACTTAAGGAAGACGAAGCAGGCAATAAAGTGACCGATGTAAGAGGTATTAGAGCCGCTTGTAAAGTTATGAAAACTAGATATGCTAAACCGTTTGAAGGTGTACAAGTTAAGATTCCATACGAAACAGGAATGAATCCGTACAGCGGTCTTGTGGAGTTGTTTGAGAAAAAAGGTATATTAGTACAGACAGGAAACAGACTAAAATACGTAGATCCGCAAGGAAAAGAACACATAGACTTCAGGAAACAATGGACAGGTGATAAATTAGATATGATAATGGCAAACTTTAAAGAAGAGATGTCTGCTGAACAAACTGAGGAAGCACAAGAAGACAAAGAGTAATGATCGACTTTACACACGAGGACATAGAACGTTTATGGAATGCTGTCACCCACTACGTGCCGGAGAGACAGAAACTAGACTGTGCGATAGACTTTATTAAAAGCCTCGAGGACATAGGAGTAGAACAAGACGAAATCAAAGCCTCTGCCGAATACGATCCTAAGTTAGAAGAAGCAATTAACACTGTGTTCGAGGAAGACGATGAGTCAGACGGATACGGCGAAAATGATTAATTGGTATAACGAAGTTAGCAGAAATTTAGATAAGATACCAGACTGCGTAGCATACTTTGATAAGGAATTGTTAGAGGCTAAAAAGCAGTGCAAGATATACGGCAACTTGGAAAGGGCTAGTGCGGCATTGCCCGGAATAGTAGAAGAAAGGTTTAGCCAACTGCAACAACTTGAGGCAATACTTGAATACCTCAACATAGAGTTACGTAGATTAAGATCCAAAACATTTAGGAAGTATCTAGAAAATTACAACAGAGCGTTATCAAGCAGAGACGCAGAGAAATATGTTGACGGTGAGGATGATGTTGTAGACATGGATAAAATTATTAATGACTTCGCACTTATTCGAAATCAATGGTTGGGCATCACTAAAGGCTTAGATCAGAAACAATGGCAAATTACAAACATTGTAAAACTGAGAGTAGCAGGAATGGAAGATGCCGATATCAAATAATAGAATAATTCTTACAGACGTTGACGGTGTACTCCTTGAATGGGAAAAACATTTTACGGATTGGATGCTTCAAAGATCCTATTACAATGATAACAATGAAAGAATTTATCCTTATAAACTTTTACCTAATAAAGAAAACACTTATGAGATGGCAGAAAGATTTGGTCTGTCTATTCCCAAAATACGAAAAGAAATAAGAGAATTTAATAAAAGTGCTTGGATGGCTACACAGTGTCCAATGGAAGATTCGCAGACCTGGGTAAAACTACTTGCGGCGGAAGGGTGGACATTCATACCAATAACATCACAGACATCAGATATGCCAGCACAATCGGTAAGGAAGAAAAGACTTGGCGATTTATTTGGGGATCATATATTCAAAAATTATCATATTCTCGACACCGGTGCTGATAAAGATTCAGCACTGGCGGAGTTTCATGGAACTGGACTGTATTGGGTAGAGGACAAGCCTAAGAACGCTGTAGCCGGGCTCAAATACGGTTTAAAGCCTATAATAATTGACCATCCATACAATCGAGATTTTAATCACCCAGATATTATTCGTGTAAATAATTGGAAACAAATACACGAATTATTATCTAGATGAAAATATACGTAGGTTGGGACTCCAGAGAAGATATAGCATACCAAGTGTGTGAGCACTCAATTAAGAGAAGAGATCCGTCCGCTGAAGTAATTCCTCTCAAACAAAACGACATGAGATCACAAGGAATATACACACGTGAGAAGGACAAACTTGCATCTACAGAATTTACTTTTACAAGATTCTTTGTGCCTTATCTTAATGACTTCAAAGGTTGGGCAGTTTTTTGTGACTGCGATTTTTTATGGAAAGTGCCAAGTCATAATTTAATAAAGTATTGTGATCCAAGCAAAGCAGTTGTATGTGTAAAACATGATTACACGCCAAAGGAAACAACAAAAATGGACGGACAAGTGCAGACAGTCTATCCAAGGAAAAATTGGTCAAGCATGGTGCTCTGGAACTGCGAACACGAAAAAAATAAAATACTTACACCTGAATTTTTAAACAATCAAACTCCTACATTCTTACATAGGTTTACTTGGCTCGAAGATTCGGAAATAGGAGAATTGCCTCACAACTACAACTGGTTAGTTGGCTGGTACAGGGAACCAGAAGATGGATCACCTAAAATATTACATTATACCGAAGGTGGACCTTGGTTCGATGGGTATAGACACTGCGAATACTCAGATGACTGGAAAAAGGAAGCAATAAATCTTTTCAGTGCGTGATGATTTGGGACACACTTAAACCTGCCCATTGTTTCAACGAGCCAGTCACATACATCTACACCAATAACTTTTTAATCACTAATGAATATGATACCTTATATGAAAATCAAAATAACTTAAAACACAAAACTTGGCAGGATTTTGATTCCAAATACAGGATAGGTTTTGAATTTAAAGATGACTACTCAAACATAGATCTCTCGAGAGAAGTCATTTGCTTATGGTTTTTTAGAGAACGTGCTGACGATACACGATCCTACATTCATTTAAACGGTAAAAAAAAACTTAATTACCTAGCAAATACATTGTTAATAACAAAATCTAAAGACATTGATCTAGTACAAAAAAAGAAAAAGTATATACGCCATCCATTAGTACAACTAGATATGACCAACTCCCAATGGGAAACACTATTAGCGAAATACAGATAACTACAGTTATGGCAGGAAGACACAAGGAGAGAATGTTAGAATGGATAGACAAACTTGGTTTGATTGTAGTTCAATCTGAAATAAAACCATTCGGACCTGGTACTCGGAGATACATGGTTGGTAAACATGTTGAAGAACCAACACACAATGCATATCAACTACCAAGTGGCCGGTGGGCATCGACTCACGGCGTGCAAGAATGGCTGACACCAGCACCGTTACATGGACCTGCTTTAGAAAAATGGTTGACGGAATATGCAAAAAAACACAGTTAGTATTTTAGGGTCGCCAGAACAAATTCCCCAAAAAATTGAAGGGTGGAATCACACGTTCCAATTGGCTAGGCCTTACATAAGAGGAAAAGGAATAGGCATAGATGTTGGTTGTCGAGAAGGAGGTTTCGCACGAGAGATGGAAAAATATTTCACACACATACATTGTTTTGATTTCAGAGACAAGAAAAAAATGTTTGTAAAAAATGTCATGGACACGAGCAAGTTCACGTACCATGTCAGTGGAATAGGAGATAGAGAAGGTACAGCATTTACAACAAGCAACAAAGTTGGTAGAATTAAAGATGGTGGCAGTGTTTCGATACCAATGACTACTTTAGACTCATACAACTTTGAAAATGTTACATTCATCAAATACGACATCGAAGGATACGAACTTAAGGCACTGAAAGGATCTGAGCAAACTATAAAAAAGCATGGTCCAGTTGTTGTAATCGAGCAGAACAGAGGCAACGTTTTGCCACAAGAACTCCTAGAATCTTGGGGGTATACGTGCAAAGGCATAGACAAAGTTTTTAATCAAGATTACATAATGGTGCAAGAATAATGTATAGAGAGATTCCACTACCTACATCAATAGCATTTGAACCAATTAACTTGTGTAACGCCAAGTGCTATTGTTGTCCATATACAACGTTGAGTGAAGATAAAACATATCACGGCAAGTTAATGACTAAAGAACAGTTAGGTACTTTACTACATGATTATGGATCGCTGATTAAAAAATACAAGGTAAAGGACTACACCTGTGCTGTAAGTCCATGGAGATATAGTGATCCACTGGTACAACCTAATCTAGAATACATCATGGAACTGTGCGATTATTATAAAATTAAAGTTGGTATTTGTACTAACGGTGTTTCGTTTACCCCAAAACAGTGTGAGATTTTGAACAAGTATATACATCTCATAGGAAATGTTCATATGAGTGTTATAGGACACACCGCAGAAGAACTATGGAAGTTTATGAAGATTAAAAAAGATAAAACGTTAAAAAGTTTACGCTTTGTAAAAGAAGAATACCCCGAACTATCTAAGAGGATTGCCATCGGCGTGAAACATAAAAATCAATCGGCCGCCGCTAGTGCGTCAACTATCGCTGAATATCAGAATGTAATATTAGGTAGAGTAAAGTCAAAGAGAAATTGGGTTGAAAATAGAATGGGAGATGGTGATGGCGACTGGACCAAACCCTATAATGCTGTAATTGATGAGAATAACTATATGCAAGGTTGCAGTATGGGTTCTGGCCGTATACTACGGAAAATGGAAGTATTAGTGAACGGCCAAGCGGTCTTGTGTTGCGACGATGCAGAAGGAAAGACAGACTATGGTAATATTTTTGAAATTGGCATAGAGGGAGCGTGGAAAAACATGCAGAAAGAACATAAATTAATTTACGCTGAAAAATACTCTACAGAAAAAAAGAACTTGATATGTAATACTTGTTCTAGGGCAAAGTTCAACGGTAAATGGACAAGCGGAATGGAATCGAGACTACAGGCGGAACAACAAAATACAATTAATAGAATAGGTAGTATGAAATGATAGGAAAGCACTTTGTAAGTAAATGTATTGACAGTAGAACAATCAATGACCCATGGCCACATCAATATATCGAAGATACATTACCACAAGAAGAATTTAACAAATTAAAAGAACAGTGTAGAAACATAAATGTGCCCAATGACAGACTTGTTCATATATTTCCTAAGGATTTTGCTGACCATAATATCAAATTCTATGATCAAATACATGACATTAGTAAAAACCTTTTAGACAACGCAAAAGAATTATGTAACCAATATCCAAATCATAGGTGGTTCAATGATCTGGCTGTAAATTGCCATATTTCGGTCACTCCACCATTGCCTTACAAGTTCTATATACACATGGAAGGGCTTGAAAAAATATGGAGTAGCGTAACTTATATCACTCCAGAAATAAATGTAGGAACAAAAATGTATACGCATCAGGATGAGAAGGCGTTTGTAAAAGAAGCAGAATGGAAACCTAATAACACTTTTATATTTTGTGGACAGCAGAATAAAACATGGCACAGTTATGAAAGTGACCAAACACAACAGCGAATCACTTTGAATTTATTTCTTGTAAACGGCAAATCAAAAATTATTACTTTTAAGAAGTAACAATTATTTTTTCCTTTAACAAGTTAACATCAGTGTGTAAATGTCTATCCCTTACCTTTTGCCAAACAAAATTGTCCCTTAAATTAATATTAAGATTGTGACGTATTTGTTTGCCAGCGTTGTCATCTATAATCTTTTTTGCCTTAAAAGTTACAGTTGGTAGATAAAGGCACCTGTTTAATTTACGTGCCACTTTCTGTGTGTAGGTGTCTACATGCCAATGCCAAAAGAACGGGGGTGCGAGGTATCCTAATGTGTTCACCCAATTTTTATGCACGGCAAAGTGAGCCGCTGGTAGTGGTTCGTCTGGCCAGAGTTTGGTTTCACTACCTGATTTTTTATTACCTTTGGCTCTGCCGTCGCTGGGCACTACCATCAATATCTTATCCTCGTATTTGTCAAATTCGTTTGCGATCAACATATCCCAGTCCTTTGTTTGCACTTGTACATCATCGCCCATCAGCATGACTATATCTTTGGTTGCTTTGTCAGCCATGAGATTCCAACTGTAACAAGTGGATTGATTTGGTCCAATAGTGTAATGCTTTTCGTCTAATAAATCTTTGTACTGTTCTAACTTTTCATCGTCGTCGTTTAGATAGAATAAGAATTCTGTGTCACCTGTTTGTGTTTCGGTAGCAGTATCAATCAATCTTTTCGCAAGTTCAGGCCTACCTCTCGATGGGCAACAAAATGAAATCATATTAATTTGTTCTTCCAAGTGTCTGGGGTTATATCGTTAACGATTTCTAACGGTAAATGGTATTGGAATTTTTTTGTGCCTCTTGATCTAATATATTCGGCAGTTTTCTTCACTGACTGTCGCATGTTAGTTGACGTTTTGTATTTTAACAACTTACGTGCTTTGTCCGACGAACACGTTGCTAGTTTAACTTCTTTAGGTCTGTCCTTGTGATGTATTGGCTCTAGATTAACTCCTGTTTCGTTTGCACAGGCTTCTGCTAATTGGTTGATTGTGACTGGTTCCTCGTCTGGTCCTATGTTAATAATCTCACCAACAACATTGTCTTTGAAAGCAAGAGCGTTCAAACAGTACAAACAATCATCTATGTAACTGAAACATCTTTTTTGTTCTCCATCTCCGTATATGATTGGTTGCTTTCCTTGTAACATCCTATTCAACATTATTGACATCACATTTCTAAATGGATCATCGTACTTTTGTCTTGGACCAACTATGTTGTGTGGCACAGCAATTACGTACTCTACACCATGTGTTTCACATAAATTTTTCAATACATCTTCTCCGGCCTTCTTTGCGATACCATATGGATCTTGAGGTTTACATTCGTAAGTTTCCTTGTATGGCACGTCGTCGTGATGTCCATATCTTGCCATGCTTGAACAATACACGATACGCTTTACTTTGTTTCTGATTGCCGCTGTAATTGTTGTTACTGACGCTTCAAAAATATTCCTAGTAACAAGAACTGGAGAGAATACAGAAAGTCCTTCATATGCCGTTGCGGCTGTATGGTAAACTATATCAGAGCCTTCCATGGCCTTGGTCATGTTTTCTAAATCACAACAGTCTACTTGATGAAATTCTACATCTTGTGGGACGTTGTCAGTGTATCCGCCTATCATGTTATCATTACCGGCGACTGAATGGCCTTGCGATATCATGAGGTCTGCTAGATGTGAACCTAAAAATCCTGCAACACCTGTAATAAAAATTTTCATTTGCAGTATTTAATTTGCCTTTGAACGGTAGAAAACTTTATCTGGCCAGTGTGATATCAGCACCTTAAAACCTAAAGAGGTTATGTATTTTTCTATTTTAATATTACTACTGCCATATTTTTTTGTATTATTGTTTAATTCTATCATTAGATACTGCACATTTTCTAAAGTCTTTTTTGCACCTTTTAATACTTCCATCTCATATCCCTCAACATCAATCTTCATTAAATCCACGTCATCTAATTTCAGATTATCAATAGTAATCATATTGATACTGCCTTCGCCTACAATTCTTTTACTTTGCGTAAAATTATCCTC